TCATAATATATTAAATATCTATTTTACGAGTTGGACTAAAATCTTTCGAGTCCCCTCCAAAGAACTCAAAATTTTCATTGAATCCGAAATCATCATCTGGCTCTACAAATGGATCATCTGCACGAGTTATTGTACCATCTTTATTGTAATCTTGCTTTGCTTTTGGTGTAACAGTATATCTTAACTCTCTTGTTGCATTTTTGGTGTCTGTGTTTGAATATACATCAACCTGTACCTTTCTGATTAGTCCATCAGAACTATCTGCAACTGGACCGAACAGATAAGTTTTAGCCGTAAAATTTAAAGTATAAATTAGTGCTCTTCTTGTTGAAAAGTCTCCCTCATAATCATCTTGAAAAGAAATTTTATCAAGGACCATTGGAATGTCTCTTTTTTCACCAATAGACTCGACTAAATCAACGGTCAAAGTAAGTGCCGGTTGAAAATAAGGTAAAATTTGCTCAATAATTTGTAAAGCATCATCATTTAGTTTTGTTAGAATATTCAATTCAAATCCAATATTATATGGAACGGGCATAAACACTTTTTTTATATTTCCACCATCATCATTTGTTTTAAACGTCTGAACAATACTCGATTTCCTAGTTGGATCATATAAAATCGAATTCATCTCAAAAGACATTCTTGGTAATGAAATTTGAGTTGCTTTATTCAACTCTGGTTGTTGTTTAATTCTTGCTAAAAACTTTTGCTTGGGACCATATCCAATAGGAACTCGAATATCACTAAAGTTAGTACCATTTTGCTCACTATGACGAATATGAATTTGGTTAAATAATGTTCCGAAAGATATAATGGTCTTTCTTATAATTTCATGATAATAATAAGTTCCTAACATTAGTAATTACCAAAAGGATTTAATTCTGAAAAATCTAAAATGAGATCAGCTTCCTCCTCAATCTCATCATTTTGATTATATTTATCATTGACATCCATTTGATTAAATCCTTTAAATGCATCAACACTATAAATTGCACCCGACTCTGTGCCAATAATTGATTCACCAACAAAAAATCCACGTTGAGTCGTTCCAATACCCACATTTGAAATTTCAAGTATTTTTGTATCTTTATCCCAACTCTTGACTCTTGCTTGTGTTTTTGATCTAGACCCTCTTATTATTTCATTAAACAAATATGTACCTAAACCAGTCATTCCCTCTGGGTTTGCAATTGTAACAGTTGGTTCCTGTGTATATCCAATTCCTGGATTTGAAATAAATATTGATTTAACTGAAATATCAGATCCAACTAATCCAATAGAAGAAATACCAGTTGCTCTAACTAATGCTGAATTTTTGATTAAATCTTGATTTGAGATTGTAATTGTGGGTGCAACAGTGTATCCAGATCCTGGGTTTGTGATTGTCAATGAACTTACTGTTCCAACACCAGATATTGTTGCCGTAACAATTGCTGTTATTCCTATTCCAGGAGAACTTACACTGACCGATGGAACTCCAGTATATCCAGTTCCTGGATTAGTAAGTGTTAATTTTGTGACCGTTCCTCCAGCATTAATCGTTGCAGTTGCTGCGGCTCCAACCGATGGATGAGCAACTGTTACTACTGGTGCTGTTCCATATCCTACTCCGCCATCAGTGACATTAAATCTAATTATACCGTTAAGTGCTTTTTCAATTGAGCAAGTTGCTGCCGCACCAGATCCACCACCTCCAGAAAATGTTATGATTGGTGCCACAGTGTATCCAATACCTGCATTTGTCAATAGTATTCTTTCAACCGAACGAACTCCACCCCTTATGGTTGTAATTGCAACTGCTCTGGCGCTATCCCCACTTGGAGAAGATGATATTGCTACTTTTGGATCAGAAGTATATCCGCTTCCATCATTGTTAAGAAAAATTTGTCTAATATAACCAGTACCCACTGTGCATGATGCTAATGCGGTTCTACCAATACCAATAAGTTTTAGTGTAGTGATGTATCCTTCATCTTGAACTTGTGTATCAATTTCTTTAATCGAAGTATCGATAATTTCATCTTCATATTCAAACAATTCACACTTTAATTCATAAACATAATTTTTACCTAATTGATAAAATGGATTTTCATGCTCGACAAATTTAACTTCAAAAATTCTTTGTCCCAGAGGAAAATAAATTAAATCACCCTCCTTTGGTCTAGTTGACAGAGTAATAATACTGCCTTCTGTTCCATCATCTTCTGCTGTAAGAAACGGTGCAATAAAATCTTCAAATCTTTCTTTTGAAATGGTAATCAATAATTCATCTCTCAAACTCATTCCAAATTTTGTTAAAATATCTCCGGCACCAGAATATCCATCATACGTATTTACATATGCTTCTATTGCATAATTATCATCAAATCTAGAAGACTGAACTTCTTCTATGATAGTTTTTTTATTGACAAATTTTCTTGGAATATACACCACTTCAACACCATATATTTTCAGGTGTTCGTTAATTAAGTCCTGAACTAATCTTTGTTCAGAAGAAGATCCCTGTAAAAAAAATGGATTAAGTGCCATTATCCAACAAAATCATATGGTGGAAGTTCATATTCTAGAGCCATTCTATCTTTTAATTCTTTCAGTTCTCTTTCTGCATCTTCATATATTTCTCTACCATTAAGTTCTATACCACCAGGCAATTTAACACCTCTAAATTTAATTAAGTTTTGACCCCATTGTCTTTTAATTAATGATGTTAAATATTTTTTTAAAAAACTATCATTATAAATCTTTGTAAAATCATTTGGATTTAAAATTCTATAACAATCTAAGATAAGAAAATTTCCAGCACTTTCAGATGCCCAATCAATATCCATGTATAATCTATTCTGTCTTTTGTTAAATCTAATCTGTTTATCAGTTGTTAAAAGAAAATCAATATCTTCTAGATATCTTTTAACCATGGCATATTGAAGAAGTTCAACTGAATTAAAGTAATATAAATCATTTAAAAATAACTGATATTTAATACTAAACATTCCACCGGAAATAGAACTAGTATCAAATTTAAATATTTTTTCAACTCCTATAACCGAGTCTGGAACTTGGATATAGTTTGAGGTTTCGTAAAATTTAAATGTTGTAGACCCATATCCAGTTATATTTGATGTGCCAGTAGTCGTAACAATTCCGACACCAGTTGTATTTTTAGCAGAACCTCTATCAATGTCTGCTTGTGTTATTTTATATTTTAAATACATTCTCTCAACACCATCAAAATGGCGCTCATGAAAGAACTGTATGGCATCGTCTACCAGATCATCTATTTGATCATCATCAACGTTAATCTCTAGTACAGGGGCCCCCAGGCGCCTTAGACAGTAATCAATAAGTCCTTGTCTGGTTGCTGGTTGTGCCATTTTTCCTACTCTTCAGATTTTTTAGATTTTTTAAAACTATCAAGTTGAGTTTGAAGTTCAAGATTTTCTTGCATTAACTGATTTCTTTGCTCTACAAAATCATCAGTTAATGTTTGAAGTTTTGCCTCCAATAAAATATTTTGATTTGTTAGTGTCGCTAATTTTTGATTATATAAACGCACTAAAACATTAATGTCGACTTCACTATCGTTATTCATATTTTAAAATGTTCCTCCATCAAGAGTAGATGTCCAGTGTGGTTTGTTAGTAAATACCGTGGTAACCGTAGAAGGTATTACACTTAAATTAGTAATGGTTCCATTTTGCCCTTCCCGTCTAATATTTTGAGTATTTACAAATGCCCCTCCCGTACCATCCTCAACTCCAATTAGGTCAACTGAAGATATTGTTCCACCCGTTTCAACCACGCCAAAGGCGCCTGTTGTATCTTGTCGTATGATATCTCCGGTAGTAACAGTAATTGAAGAGGGTAAGGTTAAAGTAATTTTAGTAATAGCAGTTAATATCTGCTTCGATGTAATTATAGGAGATGCAACAGCATTTGTTGATCTTTGTAGACCAGTGCTATCAAACCATACTACACCACCGGTGTTAAAATCACCAGATTGGTAGTATAGTCCTTTAACATCTAAAAATCCTTTAGTCCCAGAAACTAAATTATTTGAAATAGTGGCGTCTGGAACATAAGTCCATCTTCTACTATCATTAGCATGTGTTCCATGATTATTAACAGTGGCAGTGCTATCTGCAATTGAACTATCATCTAAACCAAAGAAACCAATTTTATTATTTGAAGTTCCAGAACTTGTGTTATAATTAAATCCAATACCACGATCAGTATTAGTATCAAATGCATGAGTAATTGTTAACTGTGTTGTTGTTGCAATACCCGATATAGTTGGATCAGTTAATGTAATAATTTTATTAGATGTATCATACGCTGTGACTGTATTGGCAGCTCCAGCGTTCAGTCCAGCATTGCCACTAACA